GGGGCAGTCCTTTTGCATGAAGCATTCGGATTTTGTTGCGGAGATAGCTAGAGAATTTCAGGAGACGTTGGTCGGTTTTGGTCTCCTGAGTGACAACAGGATCTTTGAAGTGTTTGCGTCTTCCGAAGGGGCGACATTTACGATTGTTTTCACGACACCCGAAGGCATTACATGCCCCATTGGGGCGGGCCAAGGCTGGCGGAATGTTTTTGCACCGTCCAAAGATATAAGAGCTTTCTACCCAGGATAAGATGATGGCCCAGAAGAAGCTACAAAAGGACAGCAAGCATAACAAGTTGGACATCGATAAGGATGGCGTTGTTTCGGATGCAGAGATTGCCTTGGCAGAAGTCATGGATCGGCATGAGAAGTCGGACGCCCAGCGACGAATGGCGTGGATGTCCATGATATCCATGATCGTCTTTACCGCGGCGGTATTTTTACCGATCTTCCCGGATGGCCGGATAAAGGCTCTTTCAGATCTATTCGGTCTGTTTTACATTGGCCAAGCTGGTGTGGTTGGAGCATATATGGGAATGACCGCCTACATGGCGAAGGGAAAATAGAAGATGGCTGATGAACCTGTCTCCTTGATCGATAATGTGATGCCCGCACAAGGAATGCCTCTTGGCGGTTTTGCGGAGGAAGAAATTGAGATTGAGGAGATCGAGGATCCGACCGATATCATAGAGGAAGAAGACGGTTCCGTTATTCTGAATTTCGAGGAAGCCATCAAGACCGAACTTATGGCCGAGCCGGATGCAAATCTGGCGGAGCTTTTGGAGGACCGGGATCTTGCTGATATTGCCTCTGAACTTCTAGGGTATTATGAGGACGACAAGAGTGGGCGCCAGGACTGGGAAGATGCATATACCCAAGGACTAGGTCTTCTAGGGATCAAATACGAAAGTCGTGAAGAGCCTTTCCGTGGCGCCAGTGGTGTCACCCATCCGCTGATCGCGGAAGCCATTACCCAATTTCAGGCGCAAGCCTACAAGGAACTTCTGCCAAGTTCAGGTCCCGTCAGAACGCAAGTCATTGGCGCGGCCACTCCTGATGTCGAACTGCAATCGCGGCGCGTTCAGGAGTTCATGAACTTTCAGATCATGCATATGATGGATGAGTACGATCCCGAAATGGATCGTCTCCTGTTCTATCTTCCGCTGGCTGGGAGCGCGTTCAAGAAAGTCTATTTCGATGACATGCTGGACAGGGCGGTCTCCCGTTTTGTTCCCGCCGATGATCTTCTGGTTCCGTATAATGCGACGGATCTTTCGTCGGCTTCCCGTGTTACGCACGTCATTCGCATGAATACGAACGATGTTCGGAAATTCCAAGCCGCCGGCTTCTATCAGGACGTGGAACTTCTTCCTTACGATGCTGACGACGAGCTTCGTGAGAAGGAGCGGAATCTTGTTGGTATTGAGAAGACAGGGGGCGATGAACAGGATTGCACCCTTCTCGAGGTTCACACCGATCTTGATTTGCCGGGTTTCGAGCACGTAAGTCCTTTCGATGGGGAAAAGACGGGAATCAAGCTTCCCTACATCGTCACCATAGACGAGGGAAGTTCCAAGGTTCTTGCTCTTCGGAGGAACTGGCGCGACGGTGACGAGTATTACCGTAAGATCCAGTACTTCTCCCATTACAAGTTCCTTCCTGGCCTGGGCTTCTACGGCTTTGGCTTGTTGCACATGATTGGTGGTCTTGGCCGCTCTGCAACTTCCATTTTGAGGCAATTGATCGACGCGGGCACATTGGCGAATCTTCCAGCTGGATTTAAGGCCCGCGGCATTCGCATCCGCGATGCTGATGAGCCTTTGTCTCCTGGCGAATTCCGCGACATTGATGTTCCTGGCGGCGCCTTGAAGGAGAGCATTCTCCCGCTTCCATACAAGGAGCCTAGCCAGACGCTAATGGCGCTTCTTGGTTTTGTCGTGGATGCCGGTCGCCGTTTCGCGGCGATTGCGGATTTACAGGTTGGGGACGGAAATCAGCAGGCCGCGGTAGGGACGACCGTTGCGCTTCTCGAGCGTGGTTCCAAGGTGATGTCCGCGATTCACAAGCGGCTTCACTATGCACAGAAGCAGGAATTCCGGATGCTCGCACGGGTGTTCTCGGAATCGCTTCCTCCGATGTATCCCTATAATGTCTATGGCGCGGAAGCTTCCATCAAGCAGACCGATTTCGATGACCGCATCGATATCATACCGGTGTCGGACCCGAACATTTACTCCATGTCGCAGCGGCTTGCCCTGGCGCAGACCCAGTTGCAGTTGGCGCAGACGAATCCCCAGATGCACAATCTCTATGAGGCATATCGTAGGATTTACGAGGCCATTGGAGTGCATAATATCGAGGCTGTTTTACCGACTCCGGAGCCGCCCAAGCCGACCGATCCGGCTATCGAGAACGCAAAATCCATCATTCAGGAGACCTTACAGGCGTTTCCGACACAGGATCACGATGCTCATATGACGGCGCACATCATCTTCATGAAGACGCCGATTCCGGCCTCGACACCACCTATCTTCGCGCTTTTGCAGGCGCATTTGTGCGAGCATGTGGCCTTCAAGGCTCGCGGGGTTGTCGATGCGGAAATGAGGGTGGCAATGGAACAGGCCATGAGCATGGGACAACAACCACCTCAAGTGGATGTGGAAGCCCGCGTGGCCGAGTTGATTGCCCAGTATACGGAAGAGGTCATGGCTGCTTTGATGCCACCACCCGAAGGTGAGGTTGATCCGCTGGTTGAACTTCGCTCCAAGGAACTAGACATCAAGGCCATGGATATGATGCGTAAGGCCGATGAGTTCTCCGAGCGTCTGTCTTTTGAGACTCAACGGGAAGACGAACGTCAGGACATTACCCGGGAGAAGATCGACTCCCAGGAAGACATTGCCTTGCTACGCGCCACGGTCAATCGCGAGCGCATTAATCAGGGCACCCCCGGAAGAGGAAATTAGGTATGAAGGGTAAGACCGCGACCACTCAAGTGGTGACCCCTAGAAAGACAAGGGCCAAGGGGCTGCGGACCCCACCAGTACATATGGGGCAGCTTCCAGGTACGAGTACAAAGGGGAAACTGCCGAGGCTCAAGGCGAAGGTTAAATTCAAGAAGGTAGCGAAGGCCAAATCTCCGTGGTCAAGCTATGCCAAGCTATTCTAATGCCCATTCGCAAGGTCAAAGGTGGCTGGACTTTTGGGGGGCATGTGTATAAGAGCCTTGAGAAGGCCCAGAAGTCATACAAGGCGTATCTTGCCAAGAAGCACAGTACGAGGAGGGCGTGATGTTTCATGTGAAACAAGATGGCTAGGAAAAGCATGATCGGTCAGATGTCCAAGCAGATGGGCATTCCCAGGAAGGAAGCAGGTAGTCTCATGGCCAAGGCGAAGAAGATGAACGATGCGAGTGGCTACAAAGACGGTGGCCATGTGATTGCCATTAGTGTGTACAACGTGACCAAGGGCTCCGAGGATGTTCCCGTGGAGTGGGGCCGCAAGAAGCTAGATCATGGAACCGAGAAGCTGATTCAGGGAACCGAGTCACAGGTCCGCGGTCGTTACTTCAACGACAACGATGGGAAAGGGACTTTCTGATGGCTAAAGGTAGAACAATTTCTGATGCAGACCGGAAACGGGCGAAGAAACTCTTGAGTGAGGGTGGCAGGACCATCTCCGATGCAGATCGACGCCTTCTTGAAGAAGTTTACATGAAACGCAACGATGGGGGTATCGCCAGAAAGACGAGGACTTTCTGATGGCTGATGGTGGCTATCGTAAAGATATTAAACCTGATACGACTTGGAAACAGTTTAAAAAGAAATATCCCGATGCTGGAATTACAGAAGAAGATTTTGAAAGTTTAAAACCGCCAGCTGGATTGAAATGGAGCAAAAAGCCTAAATATAGGAGAACTTATAGAGGTTGGGAACGAACAACAAGAGAAGCTAAAAAGGGTGGTATTGTACGTTCAACATCTGCTGATCCAGACGCAGAAGGAAAATACTTGAACCGCAACGATGGCGGTATCGCCAGAAAGACGAGGATATTCTGATGCCTATCGTGAATGGAAAGAGATACCCGTACACCGAAGAGGGTATTGAGGAAGCGGTTACTGCTGCGCGTTTTGGACAGGAAGGGGAAGCTGAAAAGCCCTCTGATGCTGATGTAATTGAAGCCTTTGGGATCATACGTCTAACCGATCCTACCGGATCGCCAACCGATACGGATGATAGAGCTAGATCTAAGGACGTTTTAGATCGGGCAACGTCCGAACAAAAGGCGAAGGCTCGTAAGGAGCTTAATATTCCTGATGGAATGAACATGGGTGGCGTAACGCGTGATGAACTCGGTTACATGCATGGCGGCATGAAGTTCAAGGAACGCGGAACCGTCAAATACTCCAAGGGCGGTGCCGTCAAAGGCAAAGGATTTGCGGGCTCTTTCTAGGAATGTCAGATCCGACCACCTTTGCATACTCCATTCTGAAAGCCATACAGTCGCGTATCGAACTTACGCAGAACGCGATCCTTCAAGGGGGACCAAGGAACTTGGAGGAGTACAAGCAACTCGTTGGCGAACTCAAGGGACTTGAATTTTGTGAACAGGAGATCAGGGATATCCTGCAATCTTCGGAGGAAGAATGACCCAGACCCTTTATGTACCCGATCATATAGCAGAGGCGCATAAAAACGCTGCTGTTGCTGATGCCTATGTAAACAAGGAAGAGAAGGTTCTGGACCCCGCTCTTCTTAAAAAGAGACTCAGCGAGAGACTTCCACAACCTACTGGATGGCGCATTCTTGTTATGCCCTACATGGGAAAGGCCGTTACTGAGGGCGGCGTTCATATTCCCGATGCCGTTGTGGACCGCGAAGCCCTTGCTACGGTAGTGGCTTATGTCCTGAAAGTGGGGCCACTCGCCTATCAGGATTCTGCAAAATTTGGCGATGACGACTTATATGCTGATCTTCCGGCACCTGGGCATCAACGAAGCTGGTGCAAAGAAGGCGACTGGGTGTGTATTGGCCGTTATGCCGGCGCCCGGTTTAAGATTGATGGTGGCGAAGTCCGTATCATCAATGACGATGAGGTCATCGCGACCATTCTGGAACCGGATGACATAAAGCACGTCTAGAAGTAACCATGGAGAGAAACCATGCCTGAGGAGACTCCGATTGATGTTGGGGACATGGAAGAAAGCCCCGTTAATGTAAAGCTTCCTCCTGAACCACAGGAAGAGGAAATTTCTACGTCTGAAACCGAAGCATCTTCTGAATCAGGAGATGAACTCGATCAATATGGCTCAACGGTGCGAAATCGTATCAGTCTTCTGACGAAACGATTCCGCGAGGAAGAGCGTCAGAAACAGAGTGCCATTCAGTACGCGGAGAACGTCCATAAGGAAAACGAGGTATTGAAGC